CTTTTTGCTTATCTTCTGGTAAACTTTCATATATTTTTTTTAAATTTTCATATCCACCAAAGTTTCCATTCTGAACTTGTTTGTAAATTTGATTAGCATGATTAGTACCAGCTTTATAATTAAATGGAGTATCAACATATTCACTAAATAAAAAGTTTGCTTTTTCTCTATTTACTCTAGCATCCCAATCTTTAGACCATTGTAATAATTTTTCTGGACTAATTCTGTTTACTATAAGCTCTTGTTCTTTTTCTTGCTTACGCAATTTTAAAATATCATCTAAAGATAATTTTATAGGTTCACCATTTTCACCAAGTAGAGGTTGACCATCTGGCCCATTAATACTTTGTTCAGCTCCACCTTTTACAATATCTGGTATTTCTTCTATGGTTTGATTACTGTAACTTAATACAGTAGCATCTTTCATATTTTTATAATCTTTTAATAATTTATCTGAATAAGATGTAAGATATGTATTAGCTGTTGTTGCAAGTTTAGCATTGGCTACAATACTTGCCTCACCATCTACTTCTAAAACAGCATCTGTATATCCATTAACAATAGCATTTAATTCGTTAGTGTATGTTTCAAGATCCATATCATTTGCATATGCTTTAGTTTTAAGATCTGCAAAATCATTTTGTGCTTTCATTGTAATTTGAGAAGTAAGTAAATTTAATTGTGTAGCTCTGATAGCAGATCCATAAGTAGTATTAGGATTACCTTTAACCATTTTATTTTTTTGATCTGGATTAGCATCTAGGAATTGATCTGTTGAAATAGGATTTTCTGCTGCATATTTAATACCAGCTCTTTCCATATCCTTATCTAATTTTTTTAATGCAAAATCATTAATACGATCTAGTTTTTGATTTAAGCTATCCATACCACTAGCCATGACTTGGTACTGTGGAAATGCAACATTAACTACAGCTCCACCTCTAACTAAACCACCTGGATATGTTTTTCTTTCTCTTGCCATTATGGTGCATCCCCTACTTTTACTCCTGTATCTGGTTTTTTATCAAAGACACCGGTTGATTGCATAGTTGTTAAATCAGTACCAAGTCCAAAGATAGCATTTAAGTAACCCATTTTTTTAGCTTGTTTACCAGCTATCTTATAATTATTAAATTCTATAATTCCTAAATTCTGTGTAAGCTCCTGGTTAATTGCTGCAAGAGAAAAATCTTCTGCTCCTTCTCTTAATGAAACTATTTGTGAAGTTAAAATAGATCCTTCGTTTGTTAAGGCCCCACCAGCTGCACCTCTTGCAACAATAGTACCTAATGCCTTATTAGTTTCTTTTAATGCCTCAACACCTTGTTCTTTAAATTCAATTCTTCTTTCTTTAAATTGTAATGCAGATATATCTGCTTTAGCATCTAGACTAGCTTTAGTAGCAGCTGCTGAATACAAAGTAGCATAGGCCTTACCTATACTTGATATTACTCCAATGATTGCCCAAGGGTTTGCCATTATTGTCCTACACTCACTTTATACTCCACACCTAATAAAGTAAAGAAAAGGGGAGCTGATTGACTAAATGTTAGTTGACCTTCTCGATCATAACCTAACATTGGTTTTCTTCTTTTCTTTCCTGTAAAAAAAGTTGCTGCTGTAAATGGAAACTCTTTAGCATCTAAAGTTAAATTTTGTGAAAGGTATAATAATGCTGATGCCTCTACTATTCTTTTCTTTTGTCCTACTGTATTACCACTTGGTAATTTTAATTCTACCGGCATTGTTTTAACAGTTGGTGTATAATTTAATCCTATTTCAATATAACTTGTTGGCAATGTGCTAACTACTATAGCTCCAGAGGCAACTGTAGCATCTGCTGCCATAGCATCATCAATTATCACTTTAACTGTTTTACCTTCTAAATGAGTTAATCCTGTTATAGATGCACCACTAGGAGTGTTGGCTACACCTCCCATGGCTGCATGAGATGAACATTGATAATGTAAAGTAGGAGCTGCACTAGCTACTACGATTTGTGTGTAGGCCCCAGAAGATCCAGGTGTTCCACTTGTAGTTACTCCTGTTGTGTAAGCTGTAGTTTTGTTTGCATCTAAATAAAATCTTAATGGATGGCCAGAGTTAGAATTATCTGATTGATCAAATTTATAAGTATGACCTTCATACAAATTAAGTGTTGCTTGTTGTACTCCATCTATAAAATATTTATTTGATCCAGAAACACTTTGTACAGTAACAGCTTTAGTTATTGTAGATGAGTTTGGTAATGTACCAGCAGAGCTAGTTAATAATTTATTGCTGTCAGTAGTATTATCATCATTAAAAGTTTCAATATAATAAACTGTATTAGAGTTTACTGTTCTTTTAATTACAAAATAAATTGTATCTACATCTACAGCAACTTTTACAAATTCACCATCAGTAGATGACAAAGAAGGAGCTATAACATTTTGACCTCTTAAAATTGAATAAGTTGCAAGAGATCCATCAGTATTAACAATTAACAATAAATCACCATCATCAGTAGATGTTGCTTTTCTTAATGCTAGATCTGTTGGAGTAACAAGTAAATGAGAAGATAATAAAGAAATATTATTTGATATGTAAGATAACTCTACATCACTAAATAAAAATTCTCTTAATGATTTACCAGATCTTTGTATAAACATTGTACCACTTTCTGCTCCCACAGGCTTGATACCTTCTTTTGATCCTCGTTTAGTTGCACCTTGTATTACAACATTGCCTGGTGTGATTGGATCAAGATCTGATTGTGGTAAAAAGAATTCACCACCTTTAGTAAAGATTTGTAAATCTCTACCAGAGAATAATCCTGTAACAGCATTAACCTGGCCTGTGTTTAATGTAACTTCTATAGCATCATCATCTAAACTTTCACCTGGATTAAAATCAAAAAATCTTCCTACTCTTGATGCAAAAATTGTATTGGGCCTAGATTTAGATCCACCAAAATATAATCTTCCTTCATGAAATGTTACTGTTCTAGGGTATCCATAAGTAGCACTCCAGGCATCTACATAATCTACTTCAAGTAACCAAGATCCACTTGCAATAGCTGAAGTATTAAAAAATGGTATTTCAACAATAGCCTCTACAACAGTACCAGAAACAAATCTTGTTATTCTAGCTCTACCAATTCCATCTGCTGCCTCAACACAATCATCAACATTACTAGATGCAAAAACAGAAGATCCAGCAGTTAATGTTATATTACCATCTACAGCTGAAGGAGTTAATGTTGCTGAAGGATTTGATGTAGATAAACTAAATGCATACTTGGGTGTGTACTCAAAACTAATATCTGCAATAGTCCAGGTAGTATGACTAGCTCCTCTTTTAATTTGTTTAGGGGCCATGTCCTCCTGGACAACAATTAATGTATCTGCTGATTGAGCATAATCAATAGTTGATAAATTAGAAGATCCAATAGCAGTAACAAGATAATCATTACCGGTTCCATTAATGTTTGTTTGTAAAACTTTATCTTTGTAAATGTACATTCTATTATGTACAAATAACAACATATAACTTTGTGTAGTTGAAAATTCAAAAGGAACTAATCTACATCCATTTTGTGGATTAGCAGCAGAAGGTATTGTTGAAATGTATTGTAGTCCTGGTCTACGAGTAATACCACCTTGTGGCTGAATAACTACATTACGAGCTTGTTCTAAAGAATTATAATATTGATCAATATCTATTCTAGATTTTAATAAAGGATCTATTTCCCCTGTAGTAAAATTTGTTTGTATAGATACAGCTCTGCTCATTATCTAACATCTGTTAATGGAAATTCATGGATAGCATAGCTAGGTTTGCCTCTGCCATCAGCATTACTTGCTGATCTAAAATATCCACCTCTGCCATTTTCAGATGGTGTACCTAATGCTACAACTTTCCAATAATCTGCTTTTGTTATTTGATCAGTTACCGGTTCAGCTAAATGCCAGGCCATCATATAAACAAGTAGTTGTACAAAATATGAAGGCATCAAACCTTCTGTAATTGCACTTGTAATATAATCAATAAAAATTGTTTCTTCGTTTGTATAAATAGCTGGGCCAGAAGAAGTGTATTGTAATTCGTAACTTGTTATTGGTACAGCTAAATTTGCTTTTGAATTATAAACTTGAAATGCTTGACCAGCTACAGCTGTTGAAGGCAAATCAAATCTATTATCCCACTCACCTATTGGTGATGTTCCAGATTTAGTTAATTGTAATTTTGTTAGAGCAAAACTCCAAGGGTACATTGACAGAGTTTGTCTTTTAACAGTTTCGTAAATATTATTACATACAGCAGCAGCATCATTAGATGTATCGCTAAATGAACTTATTGTATCAGCTCCCAGCAAATTTAATGCCTGGTTGCAGATTGTTATATTTGTATCACCACTTGCCATATAAAAATTCCTAATTGTAGAAGAGGCCCATAAGGGCCTCCTCTATTCTATTATTAGTCTGCGTCAGCAACTGATAGAGCTGTTCCATCAGATACATCAACTACACCACTCGCATTCGATAACACAGTTACCAAACTTGAAGTAGGTACAGAACTATCCCAGATGTGAATAAGATCACCAACTTTTAAAACATCGGATGCACTATTGAAATATCCAGATGTATTAATGTCAGCTAAAGTATCAGATCCAGGAGCTGTGTAACTCCACATTTGAGGAGCAATACCAGCTTTACTTTGTCCACCTATCGGTTGTAGGTTTGTTTTATCATAAGCCATAATTATATCCTCCTCTATTAGCTTTCGTCACAAGTTACTTTTACGATACCTTCATCATCTATAGATACTGCACCGGCACTAAACATTGAATTAACTAGGAACGAAGTTTTTTCCGGAACATAGTTAATCTCTGTTTTTTGTGCCATGTTTTCAGCCATACCTATTGCTGATCTGTGGAACGCAAAAACACTTCTGTCGTTTGATGTTAATGGTAGACCACCTTCATCTCTGTCGCCAAGAACAATAAATTTCATTCCCATGAAAGTATTGATCTCACCAGAAACAAGAGCTTTGATAGATGCAAAGTCACCACTTACTGCTCTTTCATCACCTAGAAGTCCAGCTAAATTGTTAGCATGAACAGCTATGCAACGATCATCGAAAGGAACATTTTTTGCGTCAAGAGCTTTTTTCGCAGCTATTAACTTTCCAACATTCAAGTTTGATGATGCAGCAGAACCAGATGTAACAACAGTTTTTGCAACTGTTGATGCACCAGACGCACCATTAAGAGCATCTATGACTAATTGGTCTATTCTTCTACCGATTGCTTTTGATACTACTTGAACAAGCTCTGATCTTTCATCAAAATTAACTTTTGCTTGATGAAAAATATCGCTGTATTCAGCAGCATTGTAATCTGACATAGTTGCAGTTACCTGGCTGTATGTTACATTTAAAGGAGTAACATCAGTTTGAGGTATTCTTGCAGTAGCAGATCCCTTACCAAGTTTATTAAACTTGTAAGTTTGCCCTTGTACTCCAGATCTTAATCTAACAGCCTGTCGCAATACACTTTCTGATTGGTAAGCCTGTTTAACTTCAGCATCAAATAGAGTAACAAAAGCATTTGTTATTGATTGTGCCATATTTTTTCTCCTATATTACACATTATTGTTACTATTATTTTTCAGTTGTCGGAATACTTGTCCGGCTGATCTTATGGTGTTGTTGCCCACCAGCCAGAAGGCGAAATGAAATTCGTTATCTTCACTCGCAAAGATAAGCGATTTTATAATAAAAGTAAATAGTTTAAAAAATTATTTATTCATTAAATTTCACCGGTTGATGTAGCAGTACCAGGGAAAGCTCTTGCAAACTGTTCTTCAACTTTTCTTCTAAATGCTGGATCTGATTTGTATTTAGGATCATTTACTAAGCTATAAAGCTCATCTTTAGATGGTTGACCTTCAATATCAACAGGAGCTGTAGGTATAGTTTGTTCACCATAATACTTACGAACTTTATTTAAAGCATTAATACCATTGCCTGTAGCTGCAAAGATTTTAAATTCTTCAAAGTCACTTTCTGACCAAATGCCTTTAGCAACTAAACCCTGGCCCCAAGTAGTAATACCTTTAATAATTTGATCTGCATTAGGCCCTAATATTTTTTTCTCTTCTTCAATATCAATACTATCTTCTTCTGCTTGAGCTGTAGATAATTCTTTAAATTTATTTACGAGATTATCAAACGCAGCTTGAGTAGGTTTGTTTTCTTTTGCCCAATCTTTAAAGTAAGATGCTAATTCATCATCTTCATCTATATCTTCTAAAGCTGACATATCATATTCTTTAGGAGCTTTATGTTTACCCATAGAAAATTGTTTTTGTAATTCAGCATATGATTTACTTAAATCTTCTGTTTTAACTCCTTTTTCTTCATCCCAAAATTTATCTTCTATAAATTCTGGTTTCTCAAGTTTTACTTGTTTTTCATTCTCATAAGTTTTGTCCTCTGCGTTTTCTTCTTCCTTATGAGGTATTGTAGTTTCCTCTGGTGATGGTTCTACCGGTTCTGCTGTAGGAGTATTACCTAATAAACCTTCTTGATTTTCTTCACTCATGATTGTTTTGCCCTTTCTATTCTCATTAATATATCTCGGATTACAGAATTCTGTCCTTCTCTAGCAAAGCCAAAAGATGTTTCAGATCCTGGTATCCAAGTTGGTTGATCAAGTGTTTTAGATTTTAAATGTTCTAAAACTTTTTTTCCTTCTTCTGTTTCAAATGTTCTAGCATAA